ACAGAGCCTCGTGTGGACAACTCCGCTGTAGCCAAAGCAATGGCTTGCGGCGTTTTACTTGGAGGGTCGCTGGATGTGAGCGGTAAGTAGTTTTGAGGACATAAGTCGTAATTAAGTAACTTTTCAGCGACCAGTCCTTCGGAATTATCACCTTCTAAATCTCCATCGGAAAAAACGGACATTTGGGGTTTTTCAAACTCAACTATACCACCTGCTGAATGTATACTTAATCCCGATATTGCCATATCATCACGGATTAAATCGAGTATGGAGTGCGAAGGAGTAAGCATGGTACTGACATCGGGAAGAGTTTTGGTTACCAACAGTTTAGGATTTAAGTCTAAAATACTGACTATAGCCCCTGTAGTAGCAGCGTTGATGAAAGCCGTTTCGGGTGCTGCTGTGAATGTCAGCGTCTTAGCACTGTGGTTTACTGTAGCAGATATAGTGGCACTACTTGTAGCAGATATTCCATCTATGCGAATGTCACTTGCAGGTATGACTTTACCATCATAACCAAAAGACTTGATACTTTGGAGTGTCAGTATTTTATTACTACCGCTGATATTACCAGTGAGTCTTGAAGTAGCACCAGTTGTAAACTCAGTTCCTCGGTAATCAATGGCATTGTAGTGTATCTGTACGGACGGAGCATAGCCATAAGCCGCAAGGTTTGGTACATACAAAGAAGCAATTCTACTTTCTTGCGAGGGTATAGCGTGTAAGACATTAGCGGTCGATTCATGAGATGATACAGACTTGAGTAAGAAAGGTAGCGGGTTGAAGTTCAGACCACCTATGGCAAGCAAACCTCTTTTTGAATCATCAATATCCGACATTCCGTTTTCTATGAGAGAAGTAACAAAAGCGGACGACACAGCGGTTTTGAGTTTAATTGGGCCGTGAGTATCGTAACTTGAAATGATACTGTTAACAGGAACTGTTGACCGCAAATCGGAAAACTGAGCAGGGAAAGAGGCGACTACTACATCACTAATCATATCCAATTTTTTCTCTACTTGGTGCTCGCTTGTAGGAGGTAACGCACCCATAAAGGGGTGACTTTTCACATGATTGAGTATGTGGCGACCACAGTGACCTGCTAATAACTCGCTACCCATGTTCGTAACGCTGGCAGAAAACTTGTTGAACTCGTGACTATCAATAGCCATGCTTTGAGAAAACATAACTCCGTGGTTCTCAAAGTCACTTTCGTCAATACACACCTGCCCCTGTCGTTGAGAAAATTGCGTCCCACTACCGTATGGTTGAAACGAGTTACCTTTGCCGGTATCAACTATGCAGTCTCCTGTGATGACAACAAAACGACCGGCATCATGCGCCATAAGTGAGCCCCTTCGACCGTTTGAAGCGTTTGCCTCAAAATCTAAGTGAATTGATTCAACTACTATAGTCCCTGCACTCGCATCAATTGACATGAGGCGCATTCTTTCGGGTGCTTTGTTTGTAGGTTTACCAGTCGTTTGGCTGTAACCAAGTGGATTGATGAGTATGTTGTAGGGAACTTTAGGTACAGTTACTGTAGAAGTAGCGGACTCGGCATATACATCAATCGAATAACTACCACTACTGTAAGGACTGCCTGTAAAATCAATACTGGTTAAGCCGCTACGCCCACTGAGTTTGTCGACCAAAGCCTGTGCAGCAGTCGCACCTATGTCGATAGTAGACGATGCACTCGCACTGGCACTGACAGAAGGCGTGGTTGTAATTATGTCAAATGGCTCTACGGGCTCTTCAAATCTCCATAAACCAATAGTGCTGTCACTCTTGACAGGGGCATATTGCTGGTAACCGGAAGGCAATGCTCCTCTCGACCAATGTATCGCTTCAAGCGTCCCTCTAAAGTCACCGCCTTTACCACCCAAGTATATGCTGTTTTGTTGGTTAACGAGTTCATGCGGTTCGTCCAGTGTCTGCGAAGCCGCCAAATCTCCGTTGATAAACAAATTGATAACTCTTCTATCAAACATTACTGTGACATTCAGCAACTCACGATGCCCAGCGTTGAAAGCAGAAGGCTCGTTGAGTTCAGCATCAGTGGCTAAGTAACTGTCCTGTAGAGTGTTAAAGGTAGGGTATACTATACCATCCCAATAAGCGAATCTACCGTTCACCTTTGTCACAGGCTTTGCTGTAGAAAGCGTGTAAATTGTATCTCTGCCGTTCGCCGGATTCTTTAATCGGACTTCAAATCGAGCCGGAGCAGGACTACTTGGGCTACCTACTGAAAGCCGCATGACATTTTCTTGCTCAAATATAGTCCCCCCACTATCGGGTATAAACCAAGTCTCCAAAGTGAAATTATTCATTACAGAAGGCAAACCTCGTCGCTCTTCATCACTGACTCCATGAATGCTTTTAGCGTTAACAGGAACAATTACACTGTCACTGATACCGTTGAATTGTAATCCAAATCCGGGGTCAATCAGTAAACTCATATCAAACACCTATGACTAAATCCGTCGCTACGAGCACCATGGTAAACGCGTAGTAGTTATTGCCAGCATCATGTCGCACATGAAGTTTCTCCGGCATTATCCTAATACCACCGTCGTTTCCATGTGGTGTAGTATCAAGAGTGACAAATATATCCGAAACAACATCCACTAAAAACCCAAATATGCTCTGTATTTCATCGGGAACTGTAGCATCTATTACCTTTTCAAAGAAATCTTTACTGTCGTTGTCGTTCGCTATACCACCTGTGTCTTCGTTGAGTATGAGAGTATTCATCAATTGCGAGGCCGCTCTTGTATTTTGAGTTGAGTCTTTTTCCGAAGAAGGTAGGCTTCCAAATGTCAAAAAGAAGTTTCTCGCTGTAGCAGTAACTCCCGAACTGGTTACGAGGCTATCATAAGGAATCTGCACACCTCGGAACATATCACCGTCTGCCGTAGCGTTTGAAACAAGACCTACCAAGTCTTGTACTTTATCTCCAGCAGACCTTGCAGCGTTAACATTAGACGAACTGCCGAGTTGTATTATTTGAGGATTAAGTAAATGGGTGACCGCTGGACTGACTATAGAAGGGTGCTCTTGGTCCGCATCAGCCCGATAAACATGCTCTATTAGTGTCATGTTCGACGCAGTGAACGATGTAAACGCATCGGTAAGTGAAAAACTACCGGCTACATTAGTCATGGGTACATCGCTTACAGCAGCAGTCATTTTGAATGCACTCTCAAAAATCTGCGCCATAACAGAAGCAGGTGTTTGGCTTTCCGATTGCATGATACCTTTGATAGGCACATTGACAATCGCATCCCAAAGAGAAGCGTCATTTAAGCGAGCAGAGCCTTGGTGTGGGTAACCTGCTGTGGTGCTACGACGATAAGTCTTAGCCTTATGAACCACAGTAACTGTGTCGCTTCCCCCCAACAATTCATGGGTTTTAGTAGCGTCAAACTTGAACTTAATACCTATAGGAGCATAACCGTTATATATTTCCATATGTAAGTCGTTATGGCAATTTGAACCTTTAGGGTTACGAGTGGGGTCTTCCAGCCAATAAGAAGGAACAATTTTGATGTAAGCGTCGTGTAAGAGAGACTCCATCGCATTGTTACTTTGATTGATAGTAAGCACATCGCCAGCCAAAATACTGGCTTCGGTAACGCTCAAAAACTCAATAATATACTTAGGCTCGTCCCCTTGAGGAACTGTATGGTCGTCCGATATAGCGATAACAAACCCTACTAATTCGTTTCTTCTGTTGAAGCATTTAGGCATAACGCATAACTTGTCATTTGCTGATATGCTCGTAGGTAAAGCACTGGAGAAAGTCACTTGCGTAGAAGACAACGCGCTGACCTCTCCCAAAAATAAACCACTTTCATTGATAATCCTGTCACCTATGTTGAGAACAACATTGGCACTAAGTGAGCCAGCGTTTTGGGCTATGGATGCATCAACACCAAGCGCAGTTAAACTGCTTTGGACAGTCAGTGCGCCTGTAGCACCTACGGAATGCGAACCTACAAACTCAAGGTCAGTTGGTATTTTAGTAACCAATGACCTTGATTCAGTCCATGCTTTGATAGGTTCAGCAGGATTTGTCACAGTAATAGTAGTGGTGCTACCTTGAGCAACCCCTGTTGCAGAAACAAAATTAGGAAACACACGCTTATTGTTCGATGATGACATAATGTCGTTCACTAACATACCGTCAATATCAGCCGGTATAAAATCACTGAATGGCTTTGTAGGTAGCATACTTCCGAAGTTAATGAGTGTCTTCATAGGAGTAGAAGAAAAAGAGTTTTGGCTGGTAGCCGACTCAGTTCTAAACTGCTGAGTATTGACTCCATCATCGTCGATGATAATCCCATTCATCTCTATGTTCATTCTTGGCGTGTTTGTATCTATGGCGAAACGCTTGAGATAGTTTCCGGGCGTAGGGAAAGCCGAGATATTGCGTTCTACCGACATGTCTATCGTTTGAACGACCAAATCCATCTGTATTTCATTTTGTAAACCTGCAAATAAACGAACTGGTATTGCCATGTAATCCCCTCAAATTATTATATCTGCTGCAAAGAACCTAAGACTGAACTCATAGGCTTTCATTTCAGCGTCTCTGTGTATAGCAATGTCCTGTATAAGTCCGCTTATACCGTTTTTAAGGTGACCTTCGTAACCGTGAGAAAATAACCTTGATGCGTGTTCGGTGTTTATACTGGACAACTTTTGCGCTGTCGTGCCTTCTGTTGTAAGGAAAAAGTTACGCTGAGCAATATGGGTATCAAGCGCGTTTTTACCCTTTGTTACATGACTGAGATAAGGTATCTGTATACCTCTTATGTAATCACCGCTTGCGTCGGGAGGGTTAACTTGGTTTTTGATAAAACCAGTCCCTATTTTGAAAGCGGTTGTTACAAAATTAAGGTCGGGATTACTGGCGTAGTTGTTACTGTTTGCAAGTATACCGAGCAAATCCTGTGCTTTATCTCCTCCGCTTTTGATAGGTCGACCGCTTTTACTACCAGCGGTGCCGCCCTTTCCTCCCGAAAAACCTTGGGTGACTGGCATTTGCCCAACACCCAGTGTCGTGTTAATTACGCCCGTCAATTGACCGAGAGAAGTGGCATACTGCTGCGTAATAACCAATCGACAATTGTGACCGTCATATGACTCTTCTATGTCAACCGAGAAAACTTTGTCCATGGTCTTATTACCGACCGCATCTACCTCTCTACCCACATCCATGTAAGAAGCAGTTATTGCCTTTGACATAAGGTAGGTTAAGTATTCGTCAGTCCTTGTTAACCCTCCTCCTGTGTCACGAGCAGAACCGTCTTCATATGTCGGAAAACTCGGACCTACTGCCGTTTCCGGATTAGAAAACTGATTAAAAGTATCAGCGTTTTGAATAGGGACTACTATGACAGGACTACCCGTTCTGCCCAATAAATTACCGTTTCCATAATCTACAGGCATTATATGCACTGTGTCGTCGTCCAGTATTGTCCCCGGAGTATCAAGTCTTATTGTCATTTGCGAAGCATTTACGGTGAGAACAGTTGCAAACAATAAATCGGTTTCGTTTGAGTTACCCACATACCTGTTACCTCTCTTAAACACCACTCTTGTACTTCTATTGCTTTCTGTAGGCTCAAACCATTCATGAGGTGCGCCACCAGTAACTGTAAGTGTCGTACCCGAAACGACATTAGTAACGGTCATTCCTGTTTCTCTTAACTGATTTAAGAAGCCATAGGGTTCTTTTTTACTCGCAACCATAGAGTCATCAAAGACCACTCTTACATGTTCAACAGAGTGAGCATAACGACCTACTCCTGCGTATTCGTGTTTGTAATCGAGACTTATCCCGTATTTGAGAGAAAGGTAACCTTCAACTTGCTCTCTGTTTTTATCACTTAAAACCGAGTTGTAAATGAGAACCTCGCATATTTCACCTTGAAAAAAGTCAGTTGATAAAGAGCCTATTTTCAAATTGACAGAAGTGTTGGGGACATAATCTACGCCGGAAGTTTGCTGGGCTTCTTGTTTACCATTGACAAAAAGAGTCGCAGTGTCGGATTGCGAATCTGCGTTTGTATCATCCATAGTGTAAGTGAGTATTTGCGCACCTGTGTTAATCACTGTGTTCGCAGGAGAAGTAATCGAATCTGCCGAACCACCCTCTCTCCAAAGAGCAGAAGCGTCTTTGTTTGTCAAGTCCTTTAACAAAGAGTAACCACGAGCGTCTCCTCCACCAGTGCTACCTTGTTTACAACTCAGTATTGGGTTGTCACCCGATATAGCAGTAGAACGAGCAACGGTAAAAATAGTAAACTCTTCTGTGTTTAGGAAAACATCATTTTCAACCTCCATTTCGTCGTCTGTGCCATCAAAGTTCAAACCCGCAGGACCTACACCACTGTTTGTAAAAGTAGGTCGCTTAGTCCCAGTGGATGTAGCGTTCCTACCATTACCGCTACTGTCTACCCAAGTGTCAACAGTTTCGTTGGTATTCTTATCTGTTATGGAGTCCGCTTTGAGCCAAAGTTGTAATCCGACTTTGACAGGATTATCCAACGCTTGACCTGCGTCCGTCCAATATGCTATCGGTAAGTCAATGTATTTTTTAGACCAGTATTGTAAAATCCGGTTACCAAGGTCGGCGGGTGACATAGGTTCACCTCCAAAAGAGCCACCTATGCCTCCGGAGAAGCCACCTGTGTTGATGACCGACCCTCCTATACCGGTAGTAGCATTATTAGAAGTGTTACCAGCAGAGCCCATTTGATTGAACATTGACGCTACCGGTCCGGAATTGTTACCGCCACCGCTGTTAATCGGTTGTCCCCAAGAGACAATCTGCTGGGGTTGAAAAAAGTCAAGCGTAGCAACAGCCTTTGAACTCGCCGTCTGCCCAGTATCGTCAGTTAATACACCTTGAATCTCAACCATCACGGTTGCTTGATTAAGGTCTATACCCATTCTCTTTGCATCAAAAAGAGGTATGCCAAAGTTACTTTGTATTCTTTCGACTACAATATCAATGCTGGTCGCATCAAGGGGAATAGTTTCACCGTTCTCTTGTACAAGACGAACAGGCATCCTTTCTCCTTGGTCTACCATTATCAACCGCTCCTGTTAAACCCACTTTGCGTAAGCGAGCCGCCCATTTTACTTCTCAGTTCTTTTGTCACCATAGTGCTGATTTCTTTAGCGAGTTTCTGCTTGTCGCTTTTATCAGTCACTCCGCTGACATCTATCCTTAGATTGACCGTGACATTACTTTGCGAGCCTCCACTTGCACCACCTGTCATCTGTGCTTGTGAAGTAGGTTCAGTCATCATCTGCTGAAACGGTTGAGACTTCTCCATGTTTTTGAGAGAAGCCGTTAAGTCTGTACTGTTCACCTTCGTCATCTCCATTGACTTACTAAACTTGTCCATCTGTTGTTGCAAGGCTTTCATGTTTTCACCTGCTTCTTTGCTGTATTTTTTGAACTTCTCCATCGCTTCTACTGAGCGTGGGTCGATGTCGCCGTCAATCATATTTAGTCCTCCATTGGGGGCACCCGGTCATAGCCTAAGTAAACTGCGTCTTTTGGCAGGTCTTCTTCTCCTTGCATAGCCTGTGCCCAGTAAAGAAGTTGCTTAGCATCGTTCACTGACAAGTCTCTCACATCCTTGATATTCATATTGTAGTGCGTCATTAGAAGGTATTCCATCCCTTCTCGTTGGTAGCGAAGTCGCTCATTGACAGGCCGTCCGTGGATGAACTGTTTGATGTTCCCGACTTCGCCTCCCGAAAAACCAACCAGTCCATAATTTGAGTTGGTTGCGGTAAAAGTGAAGCGAGTTGCTGACCTTCTTCGGGATTGAGGTCTTCTATATCTATAGAAGGTGCGTAGTGAAGCCAGTTGCTGAATGCATAACGCCAGTAGTTGGAGAAGTTCATATCGCCATTTGCGAACAACGGTGCTATTGCCTGCACATCAAAAAATGTCAACCGTTTTGGTGTGACTTGAACAGGTTTGCCGTTTATGTTAATTTCATTCTTCTTCTGTTTCTCCAACATACTTACTCACTTTTTGATTTGAGTCCGTTGATTCCTCAAGGGACTCTACCGTTTGCGCATGGGCGAATGGATTATCACTGGCCCGTCCTGCTTCCGGATTAAAGAGGTTGTCTCCACCCTCTTCTTCTTCTTCTTCGATTACTACATAGGGTCGGTCATAAACGCAGTGTGGGTTCAAATTAACTTTGTTCCGCATCGACATATGACTCCCCCTAACAATGATACACCGTGTCCTCACTTATGACCTTTACATTTTGAGGTTTAATTTTCATAGTAGTGAAAAGAAGTCCTTTGTCGTCGGGCATAGGTATTGGTAACTCTGTAATGAAGTAATCATCAATGATAACGCGAAGACTTGGCTTTGTTCCGCTGTCACCTGCAACCACTGGCTTAGTGAAATGGAGCATGATAGTTCCTCCCGTCGAACCAACAGTGCCGCCCCTTTCTACATGACTTCTTAATTCATGAAACAGACTTTGATTTTCAAGTGCTATGACTATCTCCATCTCAAACTCTTCACGCCCTTCTCGGACTACACTGGCATTTCTTGTTCCGCCGTAAGGTATTTGTTTGAGACTGATATTGTTTGTCACATCTACTGTCTCTGCTACAGGATTGCTTTGTATAGTGTGAAACATCTCAACGCCTGTCTTACCTCTCAGTTCAAAAGCACTGATGAAGGCTAAGTTTTGGTCGAATGCTGATACAGTCCCGTTGTAGAACATGAAAGGTTTCTCCGAGCCTGCTGCTATACCGCTGGCCTTTCTACCGGTCTTTGTAGTGGCAGTGTTTTGAAACATTCGGTGAGCAGTGTATCGGTCACCTTTGTTGCTTGACTCAAGGCGACCAGTGTCTGTATAGCAAGCCAGTGCGTTGAAAACACATCTGTATTTCAGTTCAGCATCAACAGTAGATGAAATCTCCCATTCAACGACTTTACAACCTTTGAACACTCTTGTCAACTGCTTACTGTCGTTTGCTGAATCGGGCGCAGTCGTTGATTCACCAGTAGCGTTGTAAGAGCCCACATCTCGCGTGCGAACACTGTGCTCAAGGCTAAAACTCGGAATGGTTTCAGCGGAAAAAAGTAAACGACGAACGGGATTAGTTATTGTTCTTGTTGAGTTTACATTCGGACTACCGTTTGATGCTGTATCGCTGTATTGTCTTAACTCAAGAGTATCGCTGGTTGTATGGGGGAACTGCCAACCGTCGTCGATATAAAGTCGAAAAACACTACTACCCAGTCCTTCGATGGCAGATATTCTACGGCACTCGCTTGATTCAGCCCACTCAAAGTGGTGAGCATCGCTGCCTAAATTAGAACTTGACTCGGACGGCCAGTATTTGTCAGTAGCCAATTCGGGAGTTTTGTAAGTAGTTGTAGGAACACGAGTAGTGTCTTTAAGCAAAATGTAATCTCCTACAGCAGCATTAGTGCTTGAACCAAAGCGAACACCTGCACTCTCGCTACTCGTCACATCAAGGTAACCCTGTCCGGGTGAGACATCTGCGTAGATGGTAGGGACGGGACTTGCATTATGGTCTCTATCGCCACACTGGTCTTTACTGACAACTTCTCTACCAAGGCTGTAATACAACCAGTTGGCGTTGTGCATAGGCATTTCAAGCGAACCACCCATATGATGCACCTTACCTGTCTGTTGTACTGCCACCTGTCGACCAAGGCCAACAACATGGTAACTATGTAAATCGACTTTAGTGTCGGGTAAAGTCATGAAACTGGCTAAACCTACGAATTGGTCGATAAGACTCACTTCTTTTGAGGATGCTGCTGCTGCACTCATTGCTGAGTTTGTGTCACCTTGTATAGTTGGTAATCCGATTCCGTGAAGGAATATAGCGTCACCTGTACCACTGTCCAAAGAAGTAGTAGTAGTAAGCGCAGGTACTATTTTGATATGAGTAGCAGCGTCACCGTCAGCGTTGGTTTCTAAAGTATGGTCGACAATGGTATACATTCTGCTCTTAAGACTTGAAGGGTAAAATGGTGAGAAGTTATTTACTCCCGATGTTATACCGTGAAATGTCAATTTCTGCCCTATGAGCATACCGAGTGGTATTTTGAGAATAGGCTTAGTTTGCTCAAATATACTGGTATTACCTATGGCTGTGGTTTCTCTAAATTGAATGGTAGTAAAGTCACGAGCGGAGTCAGTAGTGACCGCTCTCCAAGTTCTCGGCTGGCCGTGTTCAATGATGACACTTGTCTCGTGGCCCATGGTAACTTCCGAGACATCTCCCTTGTAATGCGCACCGAAACCACTCAAGGTATCAACTCCGCAAGTATAACGACTTCAACTTGAAAGGTGTGCCTAAACAACTTCTTGGTTCGGTCACTCAAGTCGGTTCTTACTTTGAGAATCATACGGTCAAAGTTTGCTCCGTCTCCCTTTCGGTTGACATGTATGATTCTACGCATTTCATTCTCCATTTTTCTCAAACGACTACGCCCTCTTGATGTGCGCATGTCAACGGTGATATTGACTCTCGTCGTTACAAAGTTGTAAAGCAATTCGGGGACTTCTTCGTTGAGAGCGGTTTCATAACAGAGGATATAGTCATGACGCTGTAGGTCAAGTCTTTTTCCTCTTTCCGGCCCTTCGGAAGCAATATCTATGATAACAGGCTTAATGTTGTCTGTATTCGCCCTATTCCAACCAAGCGCAGTCCCTGCATCAAAGTCAGCCTTGAGAATATCAATGACTGTATCAAGAGGCTCTTTCCAATCAGCCGTCATGCGAAGACCACCACTTCCTTGTAGCGAGCGAGAATCTCCATAGCCTCTCTACGCCATAACTGTGCCTTTGAGCCGAGGTCAATGTTTTGTCCACCTTCGGGGATAAGCACTGAGCGGTCGTCAGCCATCAGCAGTTCGCTCGCTACAAGTTTAGTAGCGGCTTCTTCAATTGCCTTCTCAAGGTAACGCTCACCATAAATGTATGAGCACTTAATGGCATTCCATTCAAAGAACGGGTATGAGTTGTTGAAGTAAATGATTCCCATCTCGGAGTCGAGCCACCAGTCACGCAGTCGTGCACTGTCACCACTACTTGAGCCGCCTTGTAGGTCAACGACAAAAGAATGCTGAGTGACTGTCCCACTGGACGGTAGACTGCCTCCGCTGACAACAGTGCAAGTTATGAACTTGGTATCAGTTTTGCTTTCATACCGGAACACCTTCGTTCCGTCAGTAGCGACTCCCGACTTGGTGAAATTAGTTGTCGAGTTTACGCTTATGTCATCAGTGTCCACTATACCTGCGACAGTAGCAGTTGCCAGTGTAGTTTGGTCGATAGTGATGTCACTACTGTCAGTGACGATGGAGCATTCTTCGCCTGCTTTGACAGAGCGCATCGAGGTCACCTTGACAACACCGGTTCCGTAGTCGGAGTTGGCGGATGCAAGGAACTCGTTATGAACCGCTACATTGGATGTCGAGCCTTCTAAAGTAAAGCCATTACCGTCCGACTTGAGAAAGTCCACACTCGTTTTGCTGACTCTATCCTCTTTATTGATGAGGTCAGCCAAGTTTTGAGCAGTTGAATTAGCATCAATCTCTCCACGCCACTTTGTGGTTCCTTCACCGGCCTCAAGCGTAGCAACGGTAGCATTACCAAGACTAAGAAACACCTTCTTACCTGCAAGCGAGGCTACATTATCGAAGTTGATTCTCGCCTCTGCCCCACCAATCTCTCGGTAGTCGTCACCTTGCCATAATTCGATTCTCAATACTTGCTGAACATTACGGAAAAGCAACGGTGCTGTTCCGACATAATCTGTATAGTATCGTCGTCGGTAGGGCTTGTATGTATCGAAGTTAATGTATTCTGCTGTAACAAGGTAAGGTCTCCAAGCGTTATGAGTCATGTTGTCTATGCGGTCTTGTATGCGTAGTATGTGGTCGTTGACGATGTTCTTTGTTACGCCACGGCTCTTACCGTTGGTGAATATGGTGAGGTTCTGTATCTCTGTGTTTGCGGCAGTCGTATAGTTACCATGTGTATTACTTGCAGGGAGTTTGACATACTTTGTCCCGCTGACATCTGCTACTACAGGCGTGCCGATAGTAAACTCAGTACCGAGTGGGTCGAGGTCGCTGTAAACAAGTATAGTGTCGCCACTTTCAAAGCCATGTTCTCGCAGGTCTGTCCCTGTGATGTAAAAGCCACCGGAGTCAGCGTTTGCCGCAGCAAGGACAGGTTCTCCTGCCGCAATGCCAAGAAGTTGCGCCACCTTGTCGCCAGTCGTATACACGACAGCAGTGGGGTCAAGAGGTCGAGTTTCGGGCTCACCGGGACTGAATACTGTTGGCATGACCTCTCCTCCTATTCATCCCATGAGGGGTCTTCGTGATAACCCTATTGCTCTTTCTTACCGAGATTGAAGTCAACTGGCTTGTTACATGTCCTGCATGTATCGACCCAGCAAAAGTATAGCATACCGCAGTGCTTACAGCGTGTGCCCGAACCAATGTTCAGCACATCACCAGCGTTCTTGTTGCGGTTTCTTTGCTTGAGTGTGACACCGGACAATGGTTTATCCTCGTTGGTCCTTACCGAAGCACCGTATGATTCGTTAAGACGAATGCCACGCTTCTGTAAACGCTCGATGTCATCGAGTCCGAGGCTACCGAATGATTCCATACTTACTCACCTCAAACTGTGTAGGTGAGTAAGAAATAATGATTACCAAGCGAAGTGAATGGTTCAATGCTGATTAAAGCAGTGGTATTCGCCGCCGCAACTCCAAGAGCACCTGTGCCACCTGTGGCTCGGATGTCTGCTTGTATAAGAGCAGTAGCGTTTCCATTACTCATTTCTTGAGGACTGTAAGGGCCGATAACTCGACTACCATATCCACTGAGAACTGCCAAGGTCAATCACCTCAAGAGCGACGACCGATTGCCATGAAAGTTCCGGCGAATAGAGGGTGTGCGGCAAGACCGGAAGCAATGTTTAGAGTTGTTCCGTTTATACTGCAATGTGGATTCAAAAAAACATCCTGTGCATCGGCTTCACCACCAGTGTCAGTAATTGAAATAGGTGCAAGCGCACCTGCAAAGTTGGCGAAAGCCATATCAATACTTGAAAACTGGGAACTTAAATCAACTGCGAGTGTACCTGTATCACCAGCAGTAAAACTACCAGTTATAATCATTCTATCTCCAAATACGCTTGGTCGGGGGTCAATTGTTGCTGTGCTTGCGGCCATTATTCTTCATCTCCTGTTGTTGATTGTTCTGCCTCTACCGGCTCTTCGACTGGTTCGGGCTCTGCTACTGGCTCATCGACCATAGGCTTTAGAGTTTCCTCGACCATTGCCAATAGTTTTGCCTTTGTAGTGTAACCACTGTATTCAACACCTTGCTCGGTCAACCAAGCACTGATGTCTTTCTTTGTCCAGCCCGAATCCGGAATGCCGTCGTCCTTTGCATCTACTGTGACTGCCGCTTGTTCGTCGCCTTCAACAAGGAATGCTGTTGGATTGGAGCAAATTGCTACCCGATGAGTGTCCAGCCATTCTTGACTGACTTCGACGGGTTCTTTGCGAATCCAAGAGTCCTTGATGTCCGGCCTCTTTCGATAGACGGTAGGTCCCAAGTATGTTACTGTAGGCAAGGTTATTCACCTCATGCGCCGAGTAACAAGACAGTGACTTGCACTACTTGATTTGCACTTTCCGATTCCAAGATAAGACAAGGCAAGTCGCCACCTGTGGCGAGAGGTGCGACTGTTGCATCTGCACCTACCAAACCTGTGTTCGTCATTGTCGCTGTGACATCTTTTGCGGAGGTTGCCGAAGCGAGTCCGACTATTCCGAGAACCTTTGAAGCACCTGCTGAGAACAATAGAGGTTCAACGGTTGTTGCTTGCACAATGTTTACCGTGAAAGTAACCATTCGTAGACCGCCGACAGCATTACCGTCAACATTGCTTGCGTTGAAACCAGTAAGGCTACCGGGGTAAGAACCGCCGGAGTTACCGCTCAACCAGCCTGTTTCATCAACTGGAGTTCCTTGTCTCATATCAATGTCAGCGAGAATATCAACGAGTGTGAAGTCGCTGTCTGCTACTTTGATACTAAGTCCTTTTTCTGTAGTTGTTGTTGTTGCTACCATAATTTTTCATCTCCTATATTTTATTTTTTTGTCCTCACTTAAGGTCACGGATTGAACCTTGACCTCCAAAGAATGTTGTCCAAACTTCACCCATTGTTCGGTAAAGTCCCTCTTGACCGAGGCGGTTGACAGCGAATGGGTCGCCGGTTTCAATTCCGCTCTCAAAGTATTGAGTTGGTTTTGCAGTAGAGAAGTATGTGTAGTCGGTGTCGAGCATGTAGATTCTGCTGATACCGTCGCTTGACATCTCCTTGGTTGGGATGATAGGAACACCGTTGTATGTTGCAACAATGAAACCAGCCTCAACACCGGGAACGCCCTTAACACCGTTGAAGGTAGGGACGACTCTCTTTTCCTCCATGAATCGCTGTTGCGATTGTAGAAGTTGTTGAATACGCATCAAGGTATCATACCCAGTAAGCATAACTTTCGGGTTACCTCCTCTTTCCCAAACGAGACGGAAAGTCTCATCCAAGTGGTCGAGTGAAAGAGTTCTGTTGGTAGAACCACTGTCAGCAGAGTCTTCTGCGAAAGCCCATGTGTTTGCACTGCGGTCGATGGAGTAAATGTCTTCATCGTTTGTATCGTAGTGAGTTCCGGAGGTCATGCTGTTGTTTCCAGTAGTGATTCGGTCAAGAGACTCGATGTCGTTTCCTGCAACAGTTGTAACATCAGTAGTGAGCATATCGTTGATGTGCTCTGCGTGGTGCTTACCCATTTCTTCTTTCAAGACTGAGCGAATGTCGCCAAGTCCGTCGTCCTTGTCGTTCAAAAAGATAGCAGTTTCGGACATATCGAACGAGTGTGCGATTGTCTTTGGCTTTGCGGCCACATTTTGAAATGTAGGTTTGGTGGTGTCCGGTAGAGTTCCGTTTTCTGCGATACCGCCGCCAACTGTCTTAGAAGGCTTTGCGGTGACGACACGCCATCCACTGCGGTCCCAAGGTTTCTTAGGTAGAATACTGAATGCGTTGAACTCTTGGTTCAACTGAGACCAAACTTTGCGACCGTAAATTGCTTGGTAGGTTCCAGCGGTGGTGCTCAAGAGTGGTGCGTCTGCTTTCAATAGTTCGCTACCACTGTAGGAGTAGCCCATCGAAGAGCCTGCACCGTAGTAGTATCGTTCCATATCGTTAATTGTTCTCATGTAATTTCTTGCCATAATTTTTCATCTCCTATATTTTTTTTGCTTATTGTTGCCAAACGCTACCTGCGAGGCGGTGAACATCGTCCCAATCCATGTTACCAAGGTCTTGGGTTGAAGGGATTTCAACAGTTGAAACCGACTTGCGGAGTTCTGTTCCTGTTGAGGCAGAGTTGCCCATGTTGTCAATTCGACTGCTGAGGTCGCTCAAAGCCTTCTCGATGTTTGCAAGAGGTGTTCTTGCGTCGAAAGAAGAAGCGGCTCGGTGGTCTGCTTCTGCGGTC